TCTGTCGAGAAGAAGTTTACTCTAGAGGATTTTTGGAACTAATGAATAAGACATCTTTCGATCTTGATGAAGATTTTGACTTCGGCTTCACCACTGTTAGTGACGAAGTGTTTGCCGATGCAGAAGCTGCAGTACAAGAAGGAACACAGAAGGCAGAAGCTGTATACAAAGCTATCGTCCCTCTACTCAACAACTTAGCTAAAGATGCTGACAAGAACGCATACATCCATTGGCCTAATAGGGTCGAGAAGATCGAAGCCTTCAAGAAAAGACTGTTGGCTATAGTTAACAGTTGACCTATTCTGCGTTTTGTGCTAATGTAAGTTATAATGAACTGAAGGAGTTATTATGTCCCTAATGGAAAAGCTAAAGAAGAACTCGACATCGAAGATGTCATCTGTGCTATCAGACTCAGAGTTCTTCAACGACAAAGATACTATTACTACCAAGATTCCTATCATCAACGTGGCGCTGTCAGGTAAGTTAGATGGAGGCTTCCAGCCTGGACTGACTATGTTCGCTGGTCCTTCCAAGCACTTTAAGACTGCGTTCTCGCTTCTGATGGCGAAGTCGTACATGGACAAGTATGAAGATGCTGTCCTGTTGTTCTACGACTCAGAGTTTGGTACACCACAGGCCTACTTTACCTCGTTCGGTATTGATATGAACCGTGTGTTCCACACTCCTGTGACAGACGTCGAGCAGCTCAAGTTCGATATCTCGAGTCAGCTGAATGAGATCAAGCGTGGCGATCATGTCATCATCGTGGTCGACTCTGTTGGTAACTTGGCTTCCAAGAAGGAAGTCGAAGATGCTCTCAACGAGAAGTCTGTTGCAGATATGTCTCGTGCAAAGGCACTCAAGTCGCTGTTCCGTATTGTCACTCCTCATCTAACGATGAAGAACCTTCCTATGGTTGTTGTGAACCACACGTACAAGGAAATTGCTCTCTTCCCTAAGGACATCGTCGGTGGAGGAACAGGATCCTACTACTCTGCGGATAACATCTTTATCATTGGTCGTCAGCAGGAAAAGGATGCAGATGGCATCGCTGGCTACAACTTTATTATCAACGTGGAGAAGTCTCGCTATGTTCGTGAGAAAGCTAAGATTCCTGTTACCGTTCTTCATAAGGGAGGCATTTCGCGGTGGAGTGGCCTGGTTGACTTGGCCACTGCTAGTGGTCATGTTGTCAAGCCTTCTAATGGTTGGTATCAACGAGTGGATATGACCACTGGTGAGGTCGAAGAGAAGAAGTGGCGTCTTAAGGATACCGAGTCACGTGACTTCTGGGCCCCAGTTCTTGGTTGTGAAAAATACCAGAAGTGGGTAGAACAGAAGTACATGGTCTCTCATGGTGACATCATTCAAGCAGAAGATGTTGCAGAAGAAGTTTACAGTCAGATTGGTGAAGATGAATGAACACTGAAAAGGTAATCCTTTCGAGTCTAGTAACAAACGACGAGTATGGCAGGAAGGTTATCCCCTTCCTGTCGCTCGACTATTTCCACAATAACAATGAAAAGATTGTCTTTAAGCTCATCGATGAGTATGTAAACAAGTATAACGCCTTCCCTTCTAAGGAGGCGCTGATTGTTGACCTTGGCAACAAGCCAGTATCTCAAGAGACATTCGACGAATGTAACGCAATCATCGGAGAGATCACTACTCCGAATGATCTCAACAAGTCAGTTGATTGGCTTGTTGATACGACTGAGAAGTTCTGTCAGGACAAAGCAATCTACAATGCAATCATGGAATCGATTCAGATTCTTGATGACAAAAGCGAGAAGAAGCAGACCAAGGGATCCATTCCTAAGATCCTACAGGATGCTCTAGGAGTATCCTTTGATCAGTCTATCGGACATGACTTCATTGAGGATGCTGCCGATCGGTTTGACTACTACCATCGTAGAGAGTCTCGTACTCAATTCGATCTTGACTTCTTCAATAAGATCACTGATGGTGGATTGCCTAACAAGACGCTGAACATTGCATTAGCTGGGACAGGTGTAGGTAAGTCTCTGTTCATGTGCCACTGTGCTGCTGCTAACCTCAAGGACCATAAGAATGTTCTGTACATCACTCTGGAGCTAGCCGAAGAGCGTGTTGCAGAGCGTATCGATGCTAATCTACTTGACATTCCTATCTCAGAGCTTCGCGTCATCCCTAAGGATGTATACACGAAGAAGATGGAGAAGCTTCGCCAGCAATCTACTGGTAAGCTGATCATCAAGGAGTATCCGACAGCTTCGGCGGGCAGTGCTAACTTCCGGCACCTTCTGAACGAACTTCGTATCAAGAAGAACTTCACTCCTGACATGATTTACATTGACTATCTCAACATCTGTAACTCATCTCGTATCAAGGCTGGATCCAACATCAACTCATACACCTACATCAAGGCCATTGCAGAAGAGCTTCGTGGTCTTGCGGTTGAGTTCAATGTTCCGATTATGTCTGCAACTCAGACTACTCGCTCGGGATTCTCTAACTCTGATGTTGGTCTGGAAGATACCTCTGAGTCATTTGGTCTGCCTGCAACGGCTGACTTCATGTTCGCATTGATCTCTTCGGAAGACTTGGCTCAACGGGGTCAGATCATGGTGAAGCAGCTAAAGAATCGCTATGCGGATCCTGACAGGTACAAGCGCTTTGTCATTGGCATTGAGAAGATGAAGATGCGGTTGTATGATGCAGAAGATGCAACAGAGGACCTTGTAGACGATTCTCCTGTCTACGATAAGACACCATCGGGTCAATATGACCGTGAGAAGTTCAAAGGATTCAAATGATGTTAGAGTTAAGAGGTTGGACAACATACGACAAGATGGCTATCAAGACGCCAAAGTATACTTGGAAGTGCATACTCACACATAACACATTTTGGATGGTAGAAGAAGGCAAACAGCCTAACTGGTTCCATCGTAAGATGCAACAACTTTGTTTTGGTTTCAAATGGGAGAAGATTGATGGTTAATTACAAGATGCAGCCTACTGGACACATTGTTGATGTTGGTGGAGGATATGGCATTGCGGGAGCTGATGTTGTAGAAACCAAGACTGATCAGGTTATAGCAAGTAGTATCCCAATGCCCGAAGCTAAGGAAATGGTCAGCCATCTTAACATGGGTGGTGGGTTCAATGGAAATACTCCATCTTTTTTTCTTCAAAAGAGCAAAAGTCTGGAGTTTCAAGACGACAGCTTTTATAAATAAAACCATGACGTGCGCGTTAGTGTGGCATGCCATGCTAGAGGCAAGTGCTTCGGCGACTGGAAATAACGGGGAAGCCGCAAGGCAGGTGGGGTTCCTCCCGTTCGCGCATAGAGGGCAGGCTCGAAAGGGCCTGCCCTTTTTTGTTGACCTTTTTGTGAGAAAGAGGGATAAGGGGATATCAAAAGAAGGAACCGAAAATGAAAAACCCAACCTACACATACAACTTCCAAACTTCACAACCCCTCACAGAAGCTCAAATTGAATGGCTCAATAACCAACTTTGGGATAACCTTCCTACGGAAAATGACCTCGAAGATATCCCAGAATGGACCACAGAAATCAAACTCGATGATGTAGAAGAACTCATTGATTAAGGATATAAAATGAACTACGAATTCCCTACTATCCGTAACATCTCAGATGTGCTGCCGGCCATTATGGGTCGCGATGAATTCGTTGTAGCTGAAAAGGAAGGCTATACGGTCATCAACTACAATGTGATGATGGCTGATACGTTTCCTGATATTGAATATATGGACGAAGAAGATATTGAGGATGGCTGGTTATCTGTAGCCACTGTTCGCCGTGAGTTGCGTGGTATCATCTTCGATACGGAGACTGGTGAGATTCTTCGTCGTCCGTTCCACAAGTTCTTCAACGTGAATGAGCGTGAAGAGACTCAGGACCATGTTGTTGATCTGTCTCAGGAACATCGTATCCTCGAGAAGCTCGATGGCTCGATGATTGCGCCTTTCATTGTGAACGGTGAAATGATCTGGGGTACGAAGATGGGTGCTACTGACGTGGCTGAGCCTGTCGAGGACTTCGTCGAGCTCAATGAAGAGTATCGCATATTTGCTCGCTTTACAATCAGCCGTGGATACACCCCTATCTTTGAATGGTGCTCGCGGAAGCAGCGCATTGTTCTGGATTACAGGGAAGATCAGCTGATCCTGACCGGTATTCGTGACATGACGACTGGTCGATATATGTCACATGAGCTCATGGAGGCTCATGCCGAGGCGTATCGCATCCCTGTCGTTCGTACTTGGGATATCGGCCTCCATATGGATAACAAGACGATGTCGTCGTTTGTTAACTACGTCCGTGATCTAGAAGACCTCGAAGGCTTTGTGGTTCGTTTCTCTGATGGCCACATGCTGAAATTGAAGTGCCACTGGTACTTGCAGATTCACAAGGCGAAGGAAAAGATCCTACAGGATCGTAACATCGTCGAGTTGATTCTGGATGACAAGCTGGATGACGTCAAGGCTCACCTTCCTCAAGAGGATCGTGATCGTCTGACT